GCGAGAGGAGGGCAAGGTGATTTCTTAGTAGTGAAACATCGGGCATTCCAATAATCACAAATACCACGAAGAGACATAGGATGAAGCCTATAATCCGTTTTCACGAATTTTGGGCAAAAGTTTGAACAGGAGTTTCCTGTTTGGACTTGTCCAGTGGCACGAAACGCATAAGCGATACGCGCCACCCATGGATCATCATCAAATAATTCTTCGAAATCACGGGGAATATACTCTCCAATAACCAGTTTGGGATTCAAGACCGCACCAGCAAATTTCGCGAGAGGAATCGAAAATCCTTCACGAGAAAACAGCTGTAGCTCAGGGCTTGAAACGAACTGGGAAGCCATTCGTCTCTGCGTCCGAGAAAGGTTGTTAACCCAATCTTCAGGCGCAAATGAAGGATCTAAACCAAAACCACCAAGGTGGCCTGGAAGATACCAACAAGGACGGAAATATTTGCCGAAACAACGATTCTCAAATCTGGACAAACATTGTGGAACGCAACATGCGGACCAAGGCAAGTTCAGAACCATCCTATTAAGGTCGCGAGCGGCCAAAAGAGGAGTAGAATCGGATTCACCACCTTTGAGGGAGATACCAGTTATCACCTTTTGAGAAAGATAAGTTCTCTTAACCATTCTCGAAACGCCCTTAAAAGAGCGTTCAATAAAGGTTTGAGAATTCATCATACAAAAATAAGGAGATAGATAGTGTTTTCCAACACTAATCTTAAACCCAGCATCCACGCAACATGGTAAAAAGTATTTGTCATGAAAGGTTTTGGTACACTTAAAAAGCATATCATCACCGTTGACAAGCACATTTTGACGCATAATTTCCGCCAAACGAATAGTGTCTCTTTTCTCACGAGAAGAGACGTCTTCAACCCAACGGTCAATCGCCGTCCAGTAAACTGCTAAGTTAATTAAACAAAGCAGCGGAAAAGACAACGGATGACCCATTAACTGACCCTCAACTATGCGAACGGAAGAACCGTCAGGATAGTGAGCATTACCACTTAGTAGAGAGGAATAACCAAGATAAAAATAAGGAGAATCTCGCAAACCTGAAAAGGCTTTAAGTGATGCATCCTTCCTTAATAAATCTGTGGCAGCCTCGTAATCTACGGAACACCATAAAGGTAGATCCCTGGCCTCACTATGTATCTTTTGAATAGAACTAGTGAGATCATCGTGTAACATCGTGGACGCGAAACACTGTTTCCAACAATTAAGCATAAAACCTTGTAAAGGTTGTAATGCTGTATAGAGGAATCCATCTCCTTTTGAGATGATCCGGAATTTTCCGGGTTCAGGAATCGCGACAACATCGACCGAATTCAGAATGGTGCACTGATTTTGTCCCTCATCCTCGTCTAAAAGACGAGATTTCACAGAATCAACTGCTTTCAAATAGTTCTCCTTTCGCCAATTATCAATCTCAGCATTTAACATACCAAGACTTCCAAGTGGGGTCTTTACTGACGGGAACCGAAATTTGCCAAATAAGCCGAGCGCCCCTCCATGACGGAGAGAAACTTGTCGGCAGGCAGATCCGGAAGGCATAAATTTTTGGTAACGTGTCCAATCTTCACAAACTGGACGACGATGACCAAATTTATATGTCGAGGAAGAAAACAACATTGCACTGGTCTCCATGATCTTAAAAGAAAGATCAAGAGGACAATGAGGCTTCATCTCAGAGAGACGAACCTTATGTGAATCCAATGCTTTTACTTTCTTCAGATCTGATAAAGCAGGCCAAGCCTGTTTACATCCTTTCTGAAGAGAATAAATGAAAGATAGATCTTTTTGGAGGATCGATCGTTTCAAATGTGTTTTCAACCAACCCGAAAACAAAGGACATGTGTTCCATTCTTCTCGAACCGGAGGGTTAGAAGAGGATGAAACACACTGAAAGAGAGCCAGATCAAGCCAATATTTACAATAGGCTTGTTCTCTCGAATCGGCGGTTACAAACTGATTAAGTCGAATCGCAAGTTTGCGAAACGATTTTTTCATTCGATCGAGTTCTTTTGAGTTGAACCACTCTCTTCGCAAAGAGTGGCGACACACAAAGGGCAAGATCAGGGACCGTACGATTTGTCTTGTCGAAGCTTGCGCTACGACGTCCTTGAAAGAATATTCAAGGATGGACGACACGAGTTTCACAGGATTTCTCTTCCTGATTTCACCAACTCCATAAATGGGATTAAC